ATCACGCTGCGTAACATCTCGGGCAGCACGTTGTCTGAAGCGATTGTTATCAACTTTGCAATCGTTCATTGCGCGTAAAAAGGAGGGGTGGTCATGACGACTGCTGGAGATCAGATCAATGCCGCTTTGCGGCTTTTGGGTGTGCTGGCAGAAGGCGAGACTACCTCCTCTGAGGCGTCGCAAGACGCTCTTTCGGCGCTGAACCAGATGATCGATTCGTGGTCAACCGAGCGTCTGATGATCTACAACACCCTTGACCAAGTGTTCACTTGGCCGTCTGGTGTGATCGAGCGCACGCTTGGGCCGACGGGAGACTTTGTTGGTGTGCGGCCTGTGTTGCTGGACGACTCAACGTATTACCGCGACCCAGGCACCAACGTGTCGTATGGCATAAAAATGATCAACCAGCAGCAATACAACGGTATTGCTGTCAAGACGGTGACGAGCACCTATCCGCAGGTGATCTTTGTCAACATGACTTTTCCCGACCTCACCATGACCATCTATCCCAAGCCTACGCGGGATTTGGAGTGGCACTTTGTATCGGTGCAACAACTGGCTGCGCCAGCCACGCTGGCAACGCAGATTTATATGCCTCCGGGCTACTTGCGGTGTTTTAAGTACAACCTTGCCTGCGAGATCGCGCCGGAGTTTGGCGTTGAGCCCTCGCCCACGGTGCAGCGGATTGCCATGACCAGCAAGCGCAATCTGAAGCGCATCAACAACCCTGACGATGTGATGTCGATGCCTTACGCGATTGTGTCCAATCGCCAGCGTTTCAACGTCTATGCGGGTAACTACTAATGCACACGCCGATCCTCGGCCCTGCCTACACAGCGCGTTCAATCAACGCCGCTGACAATCGGTGTGTAAATTTGTTTGCCGAGGTTATTCCCCAAGGCGGCAAGGAACCAGCTTTCTTGAGTCGAGCGCCAGGGCTGCGCCTTCTTCAGACCGTGGGCACAGGGCCAATTCGAGGGCTTTGGGCGCACCAAACTAACGGCACAGACTTCTTTGTGGTTTCAGGAACAGAGGTCTACAAACTGACCTCCACCACCGCCACGCCCGTCAAGCTGGGCGATGTGTCTGGCACGGGGCCGGTCAGCATTGCCGATAACGGTACGCAGATTTTCTTTGCCTGTAACGGCCCGAGCTACATCTACAACGAAGTTACCGGCGTCTTCCAGCAGATCACCGACATAGACTTTCCTGGCGCAAAAACGGTCGGCTATCTGGACGGCTACTTTGTTTTCAACGAGCCAAGCGGTCAGCGCATCTGGGTCACATCGCTGCTTGAAGGTACTAATGTCGACCCGCTGGACTTTGCCAGCGCAGAGGGCTCGCCTGACGGTCTGGTGGCGGTCAACATCAACAACCGCGAGGCGTGGTTGTTTGGCACCGACTCAGTTGAAGTCTGGTACGACGCAGGGTTGGCCGACTTCCCGTTGGCGCGGATTCAAGGCGCGTTTTCTGAGGTTGGTTGCGTTGCTGCCTACTCAATCGCCAAGCTGGACAACTCGCTGTTCTGGCTGGGCACCGACGCTCGAGGGCAAGGAATCGTCTACCGCACCGCAGGCTACAACGCGCAGCGCGTCAGTACGCACGCCATTGAGTACGCCATCGCCCAGTACGCCGACATCTCTACGGCGGTGGCGTACAGCTACCAGCAAGAGGGCCACGCCTTCTATGTGCTGAGTTTTGACGAGGCTACTTGGGTGTTTGATGTGGCAACGGGCGCATGGCATGAGCGTGCTGGGTTTGAGGCTGGTGAATTTACTCGGCATCGGTCAAACTGCCAATGCAACTTTGGTGGCACGATCATTGTCGGCGACTACGAAAACGGCAACATTTACGCGCTTGACCTTGACGTCTATGCCGATAACGGCGCGATTCAGAAATGGTTGCGTTCTTGGCGAGCAATCCCCACCAACGAAAACAATCTTAAGCGCACGGCTCACCATGCGTTGCAGCTTGACTGCGAGTCTGGCGTCGGGTTAGACGCCGTTGATGCGATGGGCGGGATGATGAAGCCGCGCGTCATGCTGCGGTGGTCAGACGACGGCGGCCACACCTGGAGCAACGAGCATTGGGCCGACATGGGCCAGATCGGTCAGTTCAGCCGCCGTGTGTTCTGGCGGCGTTTAGGCATGACGCTCAAGCTGCGAGATCGAGTCTACGAAGTGTCTGGCACCGATCCAGTCAAGGTCGCAATTTTGGGTGCTGAACTCCAGATCAGCGGAACCAATGCCTAACATTACCCAAATCCCCGCGCTGCGGGTGCCGCTGATTGATGAGAAAACAGGGCTCATGTCGCGTGAATGGTACCGTTTTTTTGTCAACATCTTTCAGTTGACAGGTGAAGGGTCAAACACCGAATCGCTGAGTGACTTGCAAGTCGGGCCACCGCCGATTGATTTTGCAGCGGTCAACTCGGTGTTCACCGCATCGACGGCGGGCCTAGCGCCTGCCAGCGGCGGCGGCACAGTCAACTTCTTGAGGGCTGACGGCACGTTTGCTGCGCCTGCACCCGCTGGCTCCACCACCGAAATTCAGTTCAACAGCGCCGGAGCGTTTGGGGCAAGTAGTAACTTTACTTATAACACGGGGACGAATACCGTAAGTTTTGGCAATATCACAGGCTCGGCAACGTCAATGACGATCCAGCCAAAAGCCCCAACATCTGGCGGTGGGGGGTTGCTAGAAATTTTGACCCGCAACGCAGTAGGTAGTAACTCAAGCGGGGGCGACCTTACTTTAACGCTTGGTAGTGGAAACGGAACCGGCAGCGGGGGGAGTTTTTCTTTAGCAACAGGTAGTTTAGGGGCTGATAGCGGGGCCGTGTTTATTATCAATGGCGCAACGCCTGGACTAGGCGGCACGGTTGTTGTAGGGTCTGGGTATGCTGGGACAGGCGCGGGTGGAGATTATCAGTTCTACCTTGGCGGCGGGTTTACAGATGATGGAAATATGTATTTCCAAGACTCTGCCAGCAATAATTTTATACACTGCAAAACCGCATCCCCCGGTGGGGCGCTGCAAATGGGGTTTTTTAACTCAACCCCCGTCGCACAAGCCGCAGCCTACACAAAGACCTATTCCACGGCGTCAAGAACGATTCCCGTCGCGACGTTTACGAACCTTGCTACTACAGCGGCGACAAACGTCGGCCCCTATGGCTTTTCCACAGCAGCGCAAGCAGACGATATCGCTATCAAAACCAACGCTTTGGCAGCGGATGTGCTGATACTGAAGCAGTTAATTGTTTCGCTTGTTAACGACTCATCAACAACCCTTGGCGTTGGTTTGAACGCAACTTGAGGCTCTTATGACCGCAGCACTTACGCCAGCACCCAAAACCCAGTTTTTTACCTCCAGCGGCGAACCGTTGGTGGGTGGCAAGCTGTACAGCTACGCTGCGGGCACCACGACGCCCCTAGCAACGTACACAACATATGCTGGTACGGTAGCCAACACCAACCCTGTGATTCTTGACAGCCGTGGTGAAGCGAACGTCTGGCTTACTAGTGGCGTGCTGTACAAGCTGGCCCTGTACGACGCTACCGATGTGCTGATCTGGACGGTAGACAATGTTTCGTCTACAAACGACGGCATTTTTGCTGGCCCTGTTGCGGGCACCACGGCCACGTTTAGCGGGGCGCTTACTGCTGCGTCAGGCGCGTTTACAGGCAACGTGCAGATGGCATCTGCCAATGGCGGGGCGCTTGCCGGCCTTCGTAATCGTGTCATCAACGGCAATTTCTACAACGACCAAAGGAACTCGGGCGCAGCACAGACGATTACCGCAGCCGCAGCCCTGGCCTACACGGTAGACCGCTTTTACGCATATTCCACGGGCGCAAACGTCACAGGCCAGCGCGTGGCGGGCACAACACCCAACGCTTACCTCTACCGTTTCACAGGCGCGGCGTCGGTTACCAAGATCGGTTTTGCACAACGCATTGAGAACCTCAATTGCCAAGACCTTGCGGGCAGTACCGCAACGCTGTCGGTTGACCTGTCTAACAGCCTGCTGACCACCGTTACTTGGACGGCATGGCGTGCCAACACCGACAACACCTTTGGCACGCTTGCAAGCCCAACAGTCACGTCTATTGCAACAGGCACGTTTACTGTTAATTCAACGTTGACCCGATACAACGTAAATATAGCCATTCCGTCAGCAGCAACAACAGGAATTCAAATTGAATTGAGCGTTGCCGCGCAAACGTCTGGGACGTGGAATATTGGAAATGTTCAGTTGGAACCCGGCCCCGTAGCCACGCCATTCGAGCAAAT